TGTTGCGATTAATTGGTGAAAGAACAATTTTATTGAATTGGTCGGGTCTGTATTTCTCTACCCACGGAATACTGTCTTTATTAATTGTAGTCGCCGACATTGTATATTTTATTATTATTAGTATTAGTATTATGAAAAATGTAATTATATCGTTTCGTCAAAATTATTATTTTTTCATACAATAAAATTGAATTCAAATCGATGTATAATAAATATTACAAAACATGATGAGAACCAAAATGTATAATATCAAGTATATTTCGATGCTATTTGGATTATTGATAGTTTTCGGTAGAGAAATACCGATTGTAAAACAAATAAACCATAAAGACAAAAACCCACATAAAAAATTGATATGATTCATTCATATTATATTCACTGTAACAAAACAATCAAACATGTCATTTATCGAAGAAAAAACATTTGCTGCACATATGAACAGTGCATACGACGAGGGGTATCTGGAAATCATTTTGGGACCCATGTTTTCGGGGAAAACGACACGTATCGTGGAAATTCACAATCATTATTCTTACATCAATAAAAAAATAGTTGTTTTAAATTATGCAGAAGATAAACGGTATCACGAAACTATGCTCTCGACACATGACCATAAAATGATTCCGTGTATATTAACAACCGACATAAACGAAATGTGGACCAATGTTAATAATAAAAATTACAGAGAACTTCACAAAGCCGATATTATTTTGATTAACGAAGGGCAATTTTTCGACGAATTGAAAATGGCGGTGATTGATATGGTCGAAAACGAAAATAAAAAAGTGTATATATGTGGTCTGGATGGCGATTTCAAGCGCAATAAATTCGGCGATATATTGGATTTAATACCGTATTGTGATAAGGTCGTAAAATTAAAATCTCTGTGTTCGATATGCAAGAACGGAAAGCGCGCATTATTTTCACATAGAATGACCGACGAAACCACACAAATTAGTATCGGGTCGACGAATTATCAGCCTTTGTGCCGAACATGTTATTTATCTAAAGACGTTTCAAGCGAAGTCAAATGTATTGTGTAAAAACACATTTTAAAAACAATATAAAACAAAAACACAATTATTTGTATAAAAACAAAAACATTTTTTAATGAACATCAGTAATCAAGTTCTTGTCGAACCGTTAGCAAAAAAAAGAGGCAGAAAGAAGAAGGAGGTTTTGATTGCAGAACAGTCCGAACAAAATAACATCACCGTGATTTTGGAAGAACAAGTCGAGAAAAACGCATCCGAAACCATTGCCAAGAAAAGAGGACGAAAGCCCAAAGGCGGTAAATTAATTTTAAAACAACAAGATATTATCAACCAACCAAGTCAAGTTGCAAATATTATTTTACATTTGAAATGTTCGATGCAAGATTTGAGTGAACATAATACGATTATTAGTCAAATTGTTACCGACCCCATGGCGTATAATCCAACAATTCCGCCCAATATTTTAACATATAATACAAACGACAATTCTGCGTTTTCCGTTTACGAAACGAATCAAAATGTGGCGACAAATAACGAAACGAAAGATTTTGCTTATTCCGAATTTACATCGAAACCGGTGAATAATACAATGAATATTTGCCAAGCATGCAGCACGAATATGAAGGAAGAAACTACCGAACAAGATGATGATGTAAATGTGAAAGATATTAATATGAAATTGAAAAAATTAAAAATCCAATTATACAAAAATATAAATCACGATAAGAAATCGGCGTGTTTCTGGTGCACTTACGAATACGACAATCCGTCTTGTTATATACCAAAATACGAGATGGATATGCAAATATTCGGATATGGCTCATTTTGTCGCCCTGAATGTGCTGTCGCTCATTTGATGAAAGAAAACATTGACGATTCGACGAAATTCGAAAGATATCATTTATTGAACCAAATTTATAGCAAAGTGTATGATTTCAAGAAAAATATTAAACCCGCACCGAATCCATATTATTTATTGGACAAATTTTACGGTAATTTGACTATACAGGAATATCGCAAATTGTTGAAAACTGAACATATGTTATTGGTCATTGAGAAACCATTGAGTCGAATTTTACCCGAACTGCATGAAGATAACGAAGATTTTATTTTGAATATTTACGGGGGAAAGAACAGTCAGACGAGCCACAGCGGAGGTGCATACAAAGTCAAGCGTGAAAGTGAAAAGAAAAACGGACCGAGCAAATCTACTATTATGCGAGAGAAGTTTAGTATGAACGTATAATAAACTCCTTCGGGAACTACGGAGTTTAAACGGAAAACTTCGACTATCGTCTACATTTTCCTCCAAAACAATATAAATATTCAAGTGTATAATACATAATATTATGAGTCAAAATGATAATATTATTTCGTGTAATTTAGTGGGGGGATTAGGAAATCAATTATTTCAAATATTTACAACAATAGCACAAGGAACGGCACAACATGGAACGAGAAAAGTGGTTTTTCCGTATACTGACGTTCTCACTGTAGGAACGGTTCGACAAACATATTGGAATAATATGTTGGTATCTATCAAATTCATGACAACAAACAATGCAAAGTTTGGAATAAATAATAATGATATTATGCAGTTTAAAGTGTATAGTGAGAACGGATTTTCATATCAACCCATACCCGATTTCGGGGGTGTAAATCGAGTGATTTTAAACGGTTATTATCAAAGTTACAAGTATTTTGATTCTAAAAAAGAGACTCTTTTTTCATTGATACGATTAAAAAAACAGCAAGATTCTATCAAAAATGAATATTCGCGGTTTTTTAGTACTGGTCATCATAGTGTAAGTATGCATTTTCGCTTAGGTGACTATAAAAATATTCAGGATTGTCATCCATTGATGACGTATGAATATTACGAAAACGCATTACGGTATATTATCGAGAAACGTAGTTCAATAAATGTATTGTATTTTTGCCAACCGGAAGATAATGTGGTAGTTTCGACCATTGTCTCGCGTTTACACAATGAATTCCCCGACGTCGTTTTTACGAAAGTTGACGATACAATTGAAGATTGGAAACAAATGTTAATTATGAGTTGCTGCCGAGATAATATTATTGCGAATAGTACATTTAGTTGGTGGGGCGCATATTTTAACGAGAACATTGATAAAATCGTATGTTATCCGGCGGTATGGTTCGGACCGAGATTGACGCATAATACGGACGATTTATTTCCGAATGAATGGATAAAAATCGCGGTATAATATTTTAAACTAAATCGATAAAAACAATATAATAAAATATATATATTATTTTATTATTATGAAATATTGGTTTACTAATTTTTGGTGGTTAGATGAAGCAGAAAATTATAATAATGTTTATACTAGATTTTTGAAAAATCACACAATTTGCAACAATCTAGACGAAATTGATGTTTTATTGGTTGGTTCATTTATTCGAACAGATGAAGACTATGATAATATAGCAAAGTTAAAATGCAAAAAAATATTGTGTATAACTGAACCATTGACCGTAACCATGAGTAAACTAATTCGTGAAAACGAACTTTTATTTATTTTTGGATGTATAAACGAATGTAATACGGTCAGATATAAATACCCTTTATATATAGACAAAAAAATTTTTGATTATACAGACAAGAATATTTACAAAAATGTAAATGACTATGTCAAAACATGTGATATCGATAATAAACAATTTTGTTGTCTAATTAGTCGTCACGATATGTATGGCAGCCGAACTGGAATATTTAATTCATTAAATAAAATAGATACTATTGTATGCCCAGGCGATTTATTCAATAATTGTTCAAACGAAGAATTAAACAGAATCGGCAACCCCGAATATATCAAAAAATTTATGTTTCATATTTGTTGCGAAAGTGTATTATCAGAAACTCCTGGTTACATCACTGAAAAACTAATGAATTGTTGTGTAGGAGGAGCGATTCCTATATATTGCGGTGGGTTTGATGAATTTGATGCAAAAATATTCAATAAGAAACGAATTCTGTTTTTTAATTATAACAGTGAAGACAGTATTCGAATTGTTACCAAAAAAGTAGTGGCTTTATTAAAAAATAAAATGTTTTTTGAATTATTTTATCAACAACCTATTTTTTGCGACGGTGCATACGATGTTATTCAAGACCTCGAATCAAAACTGATGAATCGGTTTGATAATTTATTATGAGCCTGATTTCCGAATGTGTTTGTAGCGAGCCGGAGACGTTGCGAAGCAATTTTCCGAAGGTAGTAGGTGAGCGACTAAATTCCGTAGATATGCGAAGCATTATCGAAGGAGTTTGAATAAAAATCGCGGTATAATATATAATGGCTGAAAATACTGATTTAGCGGAATTAATACCAGATGATGCATGTGTACAAATGGATGAAAAAACCGTATCATTAGTTTACAGTACTTTTGCAGAACAATTTAGTAAAAATGAAAATATGGTTATTACAACCCGTAAAATAGACGAAATAAAAAAAATATTAAAACTACCACTAATTGTGGGTGGTGAAAGTTTCAAAACAATGTTTGATAATCTTAATCTTAAATTAGGAGGAGTATTACAATATGACAAATTGATTGATTTGATAATTAAATTATTACCCGAAAACAGTGTTGGTGGAGCGGGAACCGAGGTTACTACCTACGAAAAACCAAGATTTTTGCAATACGATACACGGTTTTTTAAATATGACGTATATGCTATAGGTGCGTTTATACTTTCAATCATTGTAATTTATTTAGGATACTTAAATTTAATAAAAACACGTGAAAATTTTGAATCATTTAATGTCGATTTCGATGGTGCAATAAAAGATTTAAACCCCCAAGAAATTGGTTATTTTGTATTTTTTTATAAAGCCATTTTTTTGAGTGTGGATGCAGTAACCGGTGAAATAAGACGCCAATTTAATCAAAAACTATCCAGCGTAATATTGGATATCGCTTCGGTAAGTGCAGCGGATATCAATGCACTATGTTATACACAACAACCGGATAATGGTATGATTAGCACAGCAGTTAAATTTGTCGAAAGTATTTGGAATAAAGAACAAATAACGCAATGTATAATGAATGTAGCAAAGTCAAATTTTCAAGCAAAACAAAATTTAATTCTTCTTGAAATGTCAAATACAGTAAATACAGCTACCAATGTAGTCTATTATTTGAAATATGGTCTCCCTTTATTCGGAACGTGTACTTCATGGTTCGCAATTCGTTTAGGATTTTTACGACCAAGACCACGGATTCAAATTGATAATAATGATAGTAATAATAGTAATAGGATAAGCCGTGGAGTTGGGTGGGAACAAATACTGGAGGGAGGTGGAAAACCTAAAAAGAAATTGACAAGAAAACAGAAATCACGAAAAAATACAGTAAAAAAAAAAAAAAAAAAAAAAAATAAAAAAAAAAAAAAATAAAAA